CCAATGAAGGGAACCCTAGCTAGATTGTACGACCCGGTAAGCTCCGGTGTCCTGGTAGATGGGCCGATGGCTCACCACATCTGCGCCAATAAGGCGGTACGGCTTTACGCCTCTAGACTTAGGTTTCCGCGATCCAAACTCAGAACTCAGGAACAGTGACTCCCCTCGAAGGAGAGAAGCCTCTGCAAAAAGGTCCGAGATAGACTGCCAAGCTCGCTCGTTGCGTCGGACTGCGTCCATACGATTGGACGCATCCAGTTCCTTCGCAACCAAAGACGGGGTGATGTAGTAGGTGGCGAGGTCCATAAAAACCTCGTCCTCTTCCGACATCACCGCGTGCCGGAATCCGAGAGATCTAACGAGATCTCGGAGAACTTCCTGCCAGACTGGCCTACTCCGAATGGGCTGTGAACTGGGAATCTTCTTGACAGACACCGTCTTGTACCCGCGGTTAGCGAATACCTCGGCAATGACGACGTCCAACCTAGAAGGCCCGCACACGTGTCCGGAAGATGTGACTAGGTACTCCTTGCGCTCGGAGACATCCTCAACATCTTGACCGTACGAGACCGTAGTCCGTATGAGGGGTTTTAGACCCAGACCACCCAACCACTCTGGAATATACCAGGGTACGCGTACCGACTTCAATGCCTCTGCATTATGAAGTAGAAAGAGTTCATGAACCCGCAGAATCATCCACGGGGGACAAGACTCAATCAACTGATGGTGTCGGGCACCAAGAGACTTCAAATAAGGCGAATCGTAACTCTCAACATCCTCCGCCGTAGTCACTTTGGCAGAACCAGAGCGACCGAGACCCATAACAAGACCCATATTCACATACGGGATCAAAGTGAAGGTATCGTCTGCGACCAGATACGAGGTAGAATTGATGTTAACATATTCATCATCCGTATAGACTTTCCCGATGGAAGGGATCAGACCAGCCACACAGGCGATCGATTCCCAAATCTTCGAGAAACCGGAGGAACACCGGACCAGGCCATCATCTCCATTCACAATAGCTGGGATGTCCACAACAGACACCCGAGTATTGGATTCGAGCTCGAAGGCATGGCGTATTACGGACATGTTAACAACACAGAGTACGATAAATGAGGTAATGGAGCCCATGAGTTGACCCCAGACCTGGGGAACATCCTCAATGAGGTGACCTGTTAAGCTCTTATGAAAGAGTTCACGCAAGTCACTGGGCATACCTACAGCGTCGCAAATTCCATCGACACAACACGCGGACAAGTAAGGATCCAAAAGGTCTGTCGCACTCTGGTAATCCAGAGAGTGAAACGTTCCAGACTTGCCTTGGAAGACCTCCCGAAGGAAGTCCGGCGTGACTGTCTCACCGATCAGTCTGAAG